TTATGCTGTTAGGCCGTTTGACCAAAGATCCCGAAATCAGATATACCCCGAGTGGTGCCTGCGTAGCACAGTTTACGCTGGCTGTTGACCGCCCCTACACTAAAGACGGCAGCCGTGAAGCGGATTTTATCCCTTGCGTAACGTGGGGAAAGACGTCAGAAACAATCGGCAACTACGTGCATAAGGGACAACGTCTGTTGGTGGAAGGTCGCCTGCAAATCCGCAGCTACGATGCCAAAGACGGCAGCAAGCGCTGGGTGACTGAAGTAATCGTCAACCATGCCGAATTCATCGAGCGCAAGGAGCAGACATCACAGCAGCCGGCGCCGCAGAGCATGGAAAGTTTCGGCCAGCAGGTGCCTTTTGACGAAGAGATTCCGTTTTAGGGGGTGTGCAGCATGGGAACCAGCTTAGGTGAAATTTGTGTGTGGTGCGATAAAGAAAAGGCTGTATCGAGCATTTTCGACAACGGCCGACCCGTTTACTGTGAAAAATGCCAGCGTGAGCTGTTAAAAGAATTTGGCACGCCGGAAGCGTTGGCTGAATGGGAAAGGACGCACAAGCAGCAATGAAATACCATAACAAAAAAGTTGAATGTGATGGCATCGTCTTTGACAGCATCAAAGAGAAAAATTACTACTGCGAACTGAAAATACTGCGCATGGCAGGCGAGGTTATAGATTTTGAACGTCAGGTAACGTTCGAGTTGCAGCCTAAATTCAAACATGCCGACAAAACCGAAAGAGCAATAAAGTACATTGCTGATTTTGTCGTCAAATATAAAGATGGGCGCACAGTAGTGGTTGACACTAAGGGCTTTAAAACAAAGGACTATTTGCTGAAGCGGAAAATGCTGCTGTATAAGTATCCGGATATGATTTTTGAAGAAGTCTGAGGAGGGGCAAAAACTTGATAACAAAATATGATCTGCGTAAATGCAAGCATCTGAAAATGGAGATAATGGATTTGCAGGACCAGGTGAACGAGCTTACCAACATGATGACATCGCCAAGAATTTCGCAATTAACAGGGATGCCCGGTGGCGGCAATAGCGGTCGTGACAATGTAACCAATGCCATTGCCAAGGCTGATAAACTGCGCAGTCTGTATTACGAAAAGTTTGGCGCGCTGGTAGGTTTGCAGATGGATATTGAAAAGGCCATTGAACCGCTGCCTGCTGAAGACCAGATGATGCTGAGAATGTATTATTTCAGCAACTACACGTGGGAAGAAGTGGCTGTACGCATGGGAATCAATTGGCGCAGCGTGCACCGCCGCCATGCAGCCATCTTGGAAAGGCTGGCGCATGATGAAGAAGAAAAGAAAGAAACTGAACCTGAAAATCAATGACTGCTGCGGCATGCAGCCAAGGTGTGCATTTAATAAGCAAGGTGTTTTAGGGATTTACTGTCCATGCTGTAAAAGATTTGAGCTGGCGAGAGACGGGGAATTTTTCCTTGAAATAGTTCAGAGATGGAATAAAAAATTGTAAAAATATATGTTGTGACATTGTTTGACAGTATCCGCTGATGATATAATTATAATAAGCGGAGAAGAAAACAAGAGACGCAAGGGAGTGAAGCCCTACTGCTGTAATGGCGGTGGGGCTTTTGTTATGCCTTGGTAAGGGAGATGGCACAGTGATGATGAAAAATGAAATAGTTTTAACAATAGCTACTGCGCTTGCCTTTGCCGGTGGTTTCGCTCTGCGCGGCGTTCTGCATACCTGCCCGGTGGCTGACACAAAAGTAGTTACCCAGGTCGAATACCGGGACAAGGTGAAAACGGAAATCGCTTATGTGCCTAAAGAAACTGTTATCTACAAGTCTGCTGACGGCAGCACTAAAAGCGAACCGGAAAAAACGGATATTGACGTGAAGATCAATAAGCCGGTGCTGAATGTTAAGGTGAATGATAAGGCCTTCACTGTGGCCAAAGCAGAGAATGAACAGTACCTGCTTGACAAGAATAAACTGACGCTGACGCAGACCAGCAGCACGGATTTTAATATAAAGATACCGGTAGTGGATAAAACGCGGCGCTGGGGCATTGGTGCTGGCATCTCTAAAGATGGCGCGGTAGGCGTTATTAACTTCCCGCTGAAATGCAATGCTGGTGGTTGGGTAGCCGGCAGAGCAGATAACGTCATGGGTGGCGTTATGGTAAGATTTTAAAGATACCCGGGTGCAGGGGCAAGGTTCCCGAATGGGAGTAGATGCAAGTTGCGAATAGGACACATTGCAAATATTCGTAGCGCAGCTGTGCAGCTGGCATCAAGAATTCCTTTACCCCCTGCTTTTATATGCGTAGGTGAGCCGAGTAGCGAAGGCAGCGGACTGTAAATCCGTGACGTAAGATACAACGCTGGTGCAATTCCAGCCCTACGCACCACTTTTAGATTATATGCTGGTGTGATACTTGACCACGTAAAAGCACAGGTTGCACTAGGTTAGCACTGTTGTAATATCGTGGGAAACTCCTTAATTGGTGGATAAAGCAGAATCAAGCGCCGCAGCCAGCAAAATATTTTCTGCCTTTGCCGGGCGTGGGTTTTTGTAAATTTTTACCACGCCGGAATAGAACACCTTCTTTCCGGACGCAAGGACACCGCACTGCAATGCGGCGCGTCCGGCAAGGGTAGAAGAATTCGAGGTATATCATGGAGCACAGTAAAAAGTATAGGCTGATGGCTAATAAGCTGATACGCACTTTGCCAGAGTTTGCGGATATCAAGGCTGCTAAAGTAAAAATAGCCTACTTATCCAGCCTGGAAGAGAAGAAGCGGAATAAGCGGACGATATTTGCGGACTGCAACTTAGTGAGCGACCGCTACAGCTGGTGCTGCCCCTATGATTTTTTTATTGTGGTCTATGAACCGAATGTAGTTGGCTTTAGCGAAAAGCAGTTAGAAACATTGCTGAGGCATGAGCTGCATCATGTTGGCATTGATTTTGAGAAAGACGAAACAGGCTTCTACGTTAAACCGCATGATGTGGAAGAATTTTGGGATATTATTGATGATGTGGGATTAAGGTGGTGTGAGATGGATGCCTACAAAGAAACAACTGGATAATTTGAAGAATGGAAAAGCCACAAGGTTTCGAAGCGGCGAGGAAGCGGCGAGAAATGGCAAAAAAGGCGGGCAGGCATCCGGTGAAGCACGCCGCCGCTTGAAGTCGTTCCGTGAGCTGGATGCAGACTTCACAACGGACGATGAGCGTAAGGAGATGCTGGATGCGCTGAAGCTGAAGGCTAAGCGTGGCAACATCAAGGCTTTTGAAATTTATCGCGATACTGTAGGCCTAAAGCCTAAAGAAAACGTGGAAATCTCCGGTGAGCTTGCTAATCCGTTTGCAGGGCTGACGGATGCAGAACTGAAAAAGCTGGCTGGTATGGATGGATAAGCAGCTTATAACATTGGGAGCAAAGATAGAACTTGCAAGACGCAGGTTCTTTTTTTACGCCCAGCTGAAGAACCCGGACTTCTACCGGAACGACCGCAAGTACCTGCAGGAGCTGTGCGATACCTTGCAATGGTTCTTGACCTCAGATAAGAAGATACTTGTACTGAACATGCCTCCGCGTCATGGCAAGAGTTATACAGCCAGCAACTTCGTGGAATGGGCGCTGGGCAGGGATAACACCTTGCAGGTTATGATTGGCTCGTACAACGAAACCTTGTCGACGCGCTTTAGCAAGAACGTGCGTGACAGCATCAGCGAGGCTAAGGCGGATGTTTATAAGCCGGTCTATAGTGATGTGTTCCCCGCCACCAAAATTAAGCGTGGCGACGGCGCTATGAACCTGTGGAGCCTCGAAGGACAGCAGACAAGTTACCTTGCTACATCGCCAACCGGTACAGCGACAGGCTTTGGCTGCAGACTGATGATCATAGACGATTTAATCAAGAATGCGGAAGAAGCCTATAACGAAAATGTCAAAGAAAAGCATTGGGACTGGTTCACCAATACCATGCTGTCACGTGGCGAGGGCAATTATAAAATCATCGTCATTATGACGCGCTGGGCTAGTGATGATTTGGCTGGCAAGGTGCTGGAATATTATCCGGCAGAAAAAATCGTGCATATCAACATGAAGGCAGTGCAGGATGACGGCAGCATGCTTTGTGATGGCGTACTGGATGCTGAAAGCTGCATGGAGAAGAAGCAACTCATGGGGCTTGATATTTGGAGTGCCAACTACCAACAGGAGCCGATAGACATCAAGGGCAGGCTGTACAGCAGCTTCAAGACCTACGACGGTGCGCTGCCTGCCTTCAAGCAGATTCGTGCTTATACGGATACAGCTGATACCGGCGCCGATTACCTTTGCTGCATTATTTATGGACGTACCTTCGCGGATGAAGCGTATGTGCTTGACGTTTTATACACGAAGGAGCCTATGGAGGTTACTGAACCGGCAACGGCGAGGGCACTGGAACGCAACAGCACGAATGTGGCACGCTTTGAAAGCAACAATGGCGGGCGTGGATTTGCCAGGAACGTGAAGAAGCTGCTGCATAGCAACCATACAACCATTGAAACCTTTACGCAGCATAAGAACAAGGCTGCAAGAATCTTGTCTAATGCTACGTGGTGTATGGAGCATATTTATTTCCCAAGCGATTGGAAGAACCGCTGGCCGGAGTTTTATGCAGCACTGAGCAAGTACCAGAAGGAAGGCAAGAACACACACGATGATGCTCCGGATGCTTTGACAGGCGTATGTGAGGACATCGTGGAGGTGGCAAGGCCTAAACCGATGCGCGTCAACTATTAAGAGAGGTGAAAAAATGCGTAATGATAAACATGGATTATACAAAATGCTGGAAGATGGCTATGAAGGCTGCGGAGGCTTTCTTGACGGCAGCTATTTAACCCAGCACCCGCGTGAGGATGCAGGAAAGTACGGCATGAGGCGCGAGCTGGCGTACTACCTTAACTATCTCGCGCCCTGCGTTAATGCTCATGTAGCGCCAATCTTCAAAACGTTGGCAGTGCGTGACTGGAGCGGCGCAGGTTCGGAGCTGTGGGAAACCTTCAGTAAGGATGTTGACTTCTTGGGCACCAGCATCCAGAACCTTATGAAGCAGGCTGCTTGTAGTGCGAAGCTGCAGGGCGTCGCTTATATCGTTATGGATAAGGCTCAGGGCGATGCTGAGGATATGCGCGTGGCAGACCTGGAAGCGGACCGCAACAACCTGCCTTACGCTTTTGTGGTTAACCTTAATGCAGTCAAGGAAATCTGTCAGGATAAGCTGGGACGTATCACAAAGTTTGTTTTCGTAGAGCCTGATGCATACCAGGAACAGACAATGGCGACACGCACACTGACGGCAGAAGGCTGGGAACTTATCGACAGCAAAGGCAAGCACAGCGGAACCTGGAATCTTGGGCGCGTACCGGTTGTTCCTCTAGTTAGCAAAGTGAGGAATAGTCACAATCCTTTCCCGCCTAGTGAATTCCTTAGCATAGCAAAAACAAATCTTGCTATCTACAATATGTGCAGCTGGTTGGCTGATATCTTAGTCAATCAGACCTTCAGCGTTCTGTGTTACCCTTCGAGTGACCCGGACAGTATCAACATCGGCACCAATAATGCCTTGGGATATCCTCCAGAGAGCAGTCACGCGCCTGCGTTCATCGCTCCGCCTGATGGTCCTGCAACGGTGCTGGCAGCGCAGATTGCTACACTGCAGCAGGAGATTTACCGCATGGCCGTTGTGGTCAACGTAACAGGCTCCAGCAAGCAGCAGAGCGGGCAGGCGAAAGCGTGGGATTATGAGGCAACCAATCAGATCTTATCCGATTTTGCAGACCTCGTGGAAGCAGCGGAAGAGAATCTGGCAAGGCTGTTCAGTATCTGGACCGGTGTGCCGCTGGAATACAGTGTGAACTACCCGAATGACTTCAAAATCAGTGAGGTTGAGCAGGAGCTTGCTAATGCTGAAATTGCTAAAGGCTTGAACTTCGGCGATGAATTTAACATGGAAGTGTTCAAGAGAGTTCTTACCAGCTATCTGCCGGAGCTTAAGGCTGATGATTTTGACGCGCTGGTGAAGACCTACGAAGAGCACTTGGAACAGGAAAAGCTGGATTATAGCCATGCTTTTGGTGATAATGGCGGTGGCGGTGATGGCGACGACGGACAGACTGGCGCAGCTGATTAACAAACTGAATAAAAGCTGGCGTAAGGATACTCAAAAAGCGGTAGCTTACTTACAAAGGCTGATTGCTAGTGGCATGAAGTTTGAAGAGGCACTGGATAATGTGCAGCGCCACTATGGTAAGCTGTTTACACTACCGGAACTGAAGCCTGCGCTTGTAGAGGCTGCAGCTTATGCTTATGGTATTGTTCCGACTATGCTGACTAAAGCGCAAGTAGAAAGCATGGGTGAAGAACTGGCCGATAAGTGGGATGAAAGCGGCATGACGCTATCTGAAAAACTGCATGGCGTAGGCGTGAAGATGCGCGGTGCTATTGTAAGTACCCTGCAGGAACAGATGCGCCGGAACAAGACCTGGACTGAGGCTGCAAGGGCGTTGTATGACGGATATGGCGATGATGGTCAAAACGTATATAACGGCGGCAAGGATATTATCAGCAGGCAGGACCTGCCAAAGTATCTGCAGAAGGTAAGGGAGGCTACAGGCAACGACCTGCAGGCATTGGCCGAGCAAAGGCAGGCCATTGACAACATCAATCGTCTGGCCAAAAATGGCGCACCTAACAAGGCACTGCAGGCAGCCTATAATAAATTGCTGGAAGCAGTGCAGAAAGGCAATGAAAAGGCTATTGAAAAGGCTGTGGAAGTTGCTGTCAACGAAAAATCTCGCTATGTTGCCGAACGTATCACCCGAACCGAGATGGCGAGGGCATGGGCTGATGGTTTTATAGCTAAGATGAAAACAGACGCTGATATTGTGGCTGTGAAATTTAAATTAAGCAGCCGTCACCCTGTTTTTGATATCTGCGATATGTACGCCAAAGCTGATATGTATGGCTTGGGTGCAGGAATATATCCCAAGGATAAGCTGCCGCCTTTACCGGTACATCCGCATTGCTTATGCCGGTACGTGGAAGTCATTGAAGGCGAAGTTGATATGCAGCAGCAGCGCGACCAGGTGCGGGAAGCAGGCGACAAATGGCTGAATAGCTTGCCGGAGCCACGCAGGGCGCAGGTGTTGGGGCGTAAAGGCTTGAAGGCGTGGGAAGATGGCAAGGATTGGCAGGATTACCTGCGAGGCTGGCAAGGATTAGGCAAGCAGGAGAGCAGTGTATTTGAACTTATGTTGCAGTTTCACGCTGATGAGAAATTGCAAGCTAATAAAGATAATGGTATAATAAAAGAAAAGCTAAGGCTCGGCGAAATTTCTAAAACCATTAATGCTAACAAGCAAAACAGGCATATTAAGGGTAGTAGAGGCTATATTGACGGAAGAAGCTATTTGGACGGTGATTTAGCAGAGGCTCAACGGTTAGTTGATGAGTTGAGCACTACTGGTGAGGCTGTTTTTGACAGAAATGGTAATTGGAAAAATAAAGAAAGGGTTGTTAGTGATAATTTTATAGGTACTCATGTAGATAATGAAACTGGTAAAGAAACGAGGACTAAAGCAGCGGTTATAGTTTATTCTAAAACTGGTAGTCATATTTATCCTAGAAAGGTTGAATGATATGAAATTAAAAGAAACTTTTGGGAAAAAAATTAAAATTTTGTGCTTAGATGGTGGTGCGATTGAAGGTCGCGTTATTGACTATATTCCAACCATTGAAGAGGATGAAGAGGAAAGCATTATTATTAGAAATGAAAGTAATGTACTTATTGAAATTGCTAAGCATGAAATTGCCGAAATTGAAATGCTTTAAAAGCTCATAGCTATGCTGTGGGCTTTTTTTATGCAGTAAATAATTTAATAATTAGCGTATTTTGTGAATTTCACAAGATGCGCTTTTTTATTGCCCAGGAGAGGGCACAATATAGGGCGGAGGCCCATGATATGGAGGTATCAGAACAATGGAAATGAAACAGGTTTACGAAGCACTGGAAAAAGTTGAGAACGGTGCTGACCTCATCGCTGCTATCAAGGGCGAAATCAACACTCTCAACAACGAAGCTAAGAAGCACCGCACGGCAGGAGAGCAGAGCGCGACAAAGCTGAAAAGCATCTTAGAGGCTATTGGTTTGGATGATGGCGACGATGTGGTAGACAAAGCCAAGGGACTTAAGACTACATTAGACCAATTTGCCCAAGGCGGCAAAAAGCCTGATGAGGTCGCAAAGCAGATTACTGACTTAACCGCGCAGGTTGGCAAGGTCACTAAGCAGCTGGCTGAGATGACCGAGACCGCCAAGGCTGAAAAGACCAAGCGTCTTGACGGCATGAAGATGGCTAAGGCTGTTGAACTGCTGACCAAGGGCAACGCTGCGAGCCCGCAGAACATGGCTAAGCTGCTGGAAGGCAGTATCGTTGTCAAAGACGATGAAAGCCTTGCCTATACTGGCAGTGATGGCAAAGAAATTAGCCTGGAAGATGGTGTTAACGGCTGGCTGAAGGAGAACAGCTGGGCAGTTAAGGCCAATGGTGCAGGCGGTGGCGGCAGCAATGGCGGTGGCAGCGGTTCTGATGATCCGTTCCTCTGTGGCTTTAATTCTTAATGACGAAAGAGAGGATTTTTTATTATGGCTATTAACTATGCAGACAAATATAGCGCAAAAATTGACGAGCGCTTCAAGACCGGTGCGCTGACCGCTCCAGCAATCAACAACGATTATGATTTCACCGGTGTGCAGACTGTAAAGGTTTACTCTATCCCTACCGCAGGCATGAATGACTACACTTCTACCGGTGCAAACCGTTATGGTACCCCGGCAGAGCTGGAGAATTCCGTTCAGGAGCTGACCTTGACTAAGGACCGTTCCTTCACCTTCACCATCGACAAGAGCAACTATCAGGATACCGGCATGCTGAAAGAAGCTGGTGCAGCCTTACAGCGTCAGATTGATGAGGTAATTATTCCGGAGCTGGATATTTATCGTCTTGCACAAATCGCTGCAGGCGCTAAGAACAGCGCAACCGCTGCAGTTAGCAAGGCCAACGCTTACAGCGCCTTCCTCGACGGCACCGAGAAGCTGACCGACGAGAAAGCGCCTTTAGGCAATCGTATTGCTTATGTGGCTGCGTCTTACTTCAAGCTGCTGAAGCAGGACGAATCCTTCATCAAGGCTTCTGATCTGGCACAAAACATGCTGGTAAAAGGTCAGGTTGGTATGGTAGACGGCGTTCCTATTATCGTGGTGCCTGCATCCTACATGCCGGCGAAAACCGCGTTTATCATTACCAATCCTATTGCCTGCTGTGCTCCTGTTAAGCTGGCAGATTATAAGATTCATGATAACCCGCCTGGTATCAACGGCTGGTTGGTTGAAGGCCGTGTGCGCTATGATGCATTCGTTCTGGAAAATAAGAAAGGTGCTATCTACGTACATAAGACCGCTGCAGAATAATGAAAAGCGTAGAGATTTCGCGCGAATTTGATAAGCTGGTGTGTGCTTTCGAGGCCGCACCGGTCCAAACGCGCGACATGGTACGCAGGCAGGTGAAGATGGCCGTCAGAGATGTCAGGGAATATGCGCGCGATCATCATCGTTTCGTTACCAGAAGCGGTATGACTGAAAAAAGCATTATGAGCGAAGTGAAGGAGAACCAAGGAGCTGTTTATCTTGGAAGCAGCACAGCTGTATTTCAGCATGAAGGCACTAAGGCGCATCTGATTGTGCCACGCAGTAAAAAGGTGCTGCGCTTTGCCGTAAACAAGGAATTTGTCTTCAGCAAGCGTGTGCGTCACCCTGGCATAAAAGCGGATCCTTTTCTTTATACGGCAGCTGATGTTATGCAGCCTGTTATTGTCAGCAGATTTGCCAAGGCTTTAGACAGTCTGCTGGGAGGTTTATAATGGATTACATTGATTTTGGAGATATACAGGACGCGGTATTGAATTGTACCTATGATGATATTGCTTATGGCAATGAAATCATAAACAGCTTGGCAAGCAGGCTGAAGGTAACCGATATTCCCGAGCCTGTACCTTTACAGTCTGCACACCGGTGAAATCATAATCGTTGTTG